GAAGCCGCCGAAGCCCTCCTCCAGCTCCAGATCGAATGGGCCGAGGCGCTGCACCGCTACGAGACCGACGGCGTCGCCTACAAGAAAGCGGAGAAGGAGGAGCGCAACCAGCTTATCTCCCTGCTCAAGGCCCGCCAGCAGCCGCCGACCCAGGGCGAACGCAAGGCCATCACCCGCATGATCCGCGACACCTTCAGCGACCTCGGTTACCCGGTCGAATCAGATCCACAAGGAGAGCTCGACGTTTAACCATGGCGCGCAGTCTGCCTCACAGAACAACCCTCGTCATATGAGGAATACACGGAATGTCACAAGAAATAAAAAAGCAACTCCACCGCGCCGGCCGCGAACTGGTCGGCGGCTTCCCCGGAAAAGGCGACGCCCTCGGCGCGCTGCTCGGCAAGGGGCCGGGGGTCTTCAACAACGAGCTCAATCCCAACTGCGACCACGCCAAGCTCGGCCTCGAGGACGCCATCCGTGCCGAGCTCTTCGCCAACGCCGCGCCATTGCTGCGGGCCCACGCCCGCCTGCTCGGCTACGTCTGCCACCGCCTGCCGGCGCCGGAGCTGTTCGCCGGCGATGCCTCGCTGCTGGAGGCATTCAGCCGCTGGCAGGCGGCCAACGGCGCCACCTGCGACGCCATCCGCGCAGCGGTAGACCCCGACAGCCCGGCCGGGCCGGGCATCACCCGCGCCGAGGTCGAGCGCATCGCCGAGGCAGGAGAACGCCAGGCGGTGGAGTGGCTGGAGCTGCTCGCCCGCTTTCGCCAGGTAGCCGAACCGGAACCCACGACACAACAAGGAGAGCCAGCATGAGCGACCCGAACCTGCACATCACCGCCCTGACCTTCATCATGCGCCACGACGCCGAGCACCTTGACGGCGCCGCACTGGTAAAGCGCACCGCCAACCACCTCACCGAGCAACACCACATCAGCGCCGACACGGCGTTCAACATCGCCTCGCAGGCCTGGGCCGAATTCGACGGCCGCGGCGAGGCCGACTGGATCGACATCTCCCGCACCACCAGCCACTGTGTGCTGCTGCACCTGGCCGACGGCAAGACGGTGGCCTTCACCGCCCGCCACCTCAACCAGGCGGCCGCCCTGCTGCGCGCCGCCGGCGTCGCCCTGCCGAACCACTGCCCGTTCTAGGGTGTGGGAGGCAATTCCAGCCGCCGACGGCAAGGGCTGGGTAGTCCGGCACCGCAGCGGCCTGCAGCAGCACGGCGGCTGCAAGTACGACCAGGCCACCGCCCAGCGGTGGGCCGAAACCCTCAGCGCCTACTACCGGGCCTGGGGACTTTGTAACGACAACACCGGAGGAAGTGATCATGGAAACAGCATCCGTAAAAACACCCATCGCGACTGAGGTCCCGCTGTGGCGGGTCGACCCGGACCCGGAACAGGAGGGGATGTTCATCGGCTTCGGCCAGAACCGCAGCGGCCGCATCCTTGAGTTTCGCAGCGAGAACCGCGAGCTGCTCGAGAACGAACTCTTCGTGATGCAGTTCTGGAACGCCGACGACGGCGAGGACCGCTTCCTCGCCACCTGGAAGCGCGCCGTCAAGGTCTGCCCGCGACTGTTCCATTGCGATGCACCAAGCATCGATGAGGCGACACAGAAGGAGCAGCTACGGCCGAACCGGGACGCGGTGGAAGGCTTCCTGCGCAGCAAGCCCGAGCCCTGGCTGCGCAAGTTCATCATGAGCGCCTGCAGCTTCTACAGCGATGAGTGGATGAAGGACTGGGCCAAGCGGATGCGCCTGCCGCGGACACCCATTGGCGATCTCGCCATCAAGCTCGACATGGAACACCGCGAGATCCTCGCCGCCCTGCTGACCAGCTACCCGGGGTGGTAGATGAGTGAGTTATACGTTGGTCCATGCAAGTGCGGCGGCTACGGCGTCGCCTACAACGCCGAAACCGAGAAGGAGCTCGGACGCTGCCATGACGACATCGAGACAGTGCGCAAGCGCGCAAAGCATCAAGGCATCGCCATTAAACTGTTCAACCACTCGGTGCGCTTCTCCGCCATCATCTGGCTCGCCGCAGAAGACCCGGCAAGCCCGAGCGAGGCGCTGGAGCAACTGCTCGACGAGCTCTGCACCGATGAACTGGAGGCGGTATTCGGCCCGCTGCCGGAGTACGTGTACGAGGCGCTGAACGCAGGCGGCGCACGCGACGCATGGGAGGCGCTCGCCGAACACCTGATGGCGCGCTGTCGGCTCGGCCTGCTGGTGCTAGCCGAGACACCGCAGCGCCGGCAGTGGATCTACTGCGAGAGCTTCAGCGAAGGCGCCGACAAGGCCATCGCCTGGGCCAAGGAACAGGAAGGGGGCGAGGCATGAACGAAATCGCCCTATTCATCTCCACCTTCGTTCTGGTCTGCGCCCTCGGCCTGCAGTCGCTAAACGTCAACGGCGGCCACTACGTCGCCGCCTTCTTCACATCGTTCGCCATCGGCGCCTCCAAATCGCCGCCTACCTCTCCGGAGGGCCGCTCGGCATCGTCGCGGCAATGGGGCTGCACCCGAGACTCAAGCTCAAATGGGGGAAGTCGAATGCCTAGAACGCTCAAACCAGGCGACCGCGTCAGCTGGACGCGGATCCGTACGGACCGCGGCACCGGCTACCGCATCAGCACCTGCAGGGGGATTCTGCTGCGCATCGATGGCGCCATGGCGACGGTCAACGACCGCGGCCGCCCCTACAAGATCGCCATCGACCGGCTGCGCCACGAGAACCAGCGCACCGCCCTGACCGAGGCATTCATTGGACTGGAGGACAAGCAGTCATGAGTAACAAAAAACGATATCTCCTCGAACACGACGGCACCTACTTCGATATGCATGTGGATATCGACCACGACAAGGTGACGGAAAAGGAGCTGACGGAGATCAACGAGTTCTGGTCCGAAAGCAGGGATAGGCTGGAGGCGGAAGGCGGCGACGTGCTGCGGGCTGTGCTCAAGCTGCTCTGCCAGACCGTCATCCACCTGCAGTTCGAATACGGGTACAACACCCATGGCATCCGTGAGTTGTTCAATTATTCAGCGGCAGGCAAAGGACAGGAGGGCTGGCCGAAGATGGACGGCTCTGAGGGCTTCGAGATCATGAGCGTCAGTGATACTGAGCTTCCGTCATCGAATATCACGATAAAGGAGATGCCTGCATTATGAGCGCAACCAACCGCGGCGCCACGCGCCAGGAGCACGACTTCTACCCGACGCCGGAATGGGCGATCAATCTCATCATGGCCGAGGTCAGGGGCTATGCGCTCACCAACTGGTACTCATGGCTGGAACCGGCCGCCGGCGACTTCCGCATCTATTCGCGGATGCCGCAGCGCCGGGAGTGGGCGGAGATCCAGAAAGGCCGCGACTACTTCGCCAAACCCTACCCGGCCGATATCTGCCTGACCAACCCGCCCTTCGCTCTGGCGCTGGAGTTCGCACAGAAGGCGCTGGCCGAGTGCAAGACGGTGGTCTTCTTGCAACGCCTCGGCTGGCTCGGCAGCGACGACCGCCGCGAGTTCTGGCAGGCCAACCCGCCGACCCACCTGTTCCCGCTCAGCCAGCGCCCATCCTTCACCGCCGAGACGGTGACCGCCAGGGTGGTCGACCTGTTCGACTGCGAAGTGGAGATCGGCGGCAAGAAGGGGAAGGACTCGGCGGACTACGCCTGGTACGCCTGGGACCGGATCGGGGTGTTCAAGCGCCCGCCCGGGATCCACGTTCTGTAAGGAGGAGATGATGAAAGTAGCAAACGAAATGGGGAACCTGGTGTACGACTCGGAGCACCCGCTGTGCTCGATGGAGCTATGCAGCAGCCAGGGGCAGCTGTACGCCTTCATCACGGCGCTGGATGTTGGGATGCCGCATTCCCCGCTGAACCATCCGCACCAGAAGCGCTACTGGGGCCGGTTCAGCTGGGAGAATGAGGAGGGCTCTATTGCCGCAATCCTGCACAACGGCGGCAAGTGGCCACGGCTCAAAGCGCCTGAGTAAGGGGGAAACATGAAACGCCACGTCAAACAAAAAAAGATCATCCAACGCATCGAGGCGGAATGCCAGGAGCCGATCCGCGACGTGCTGCAGGGGTTCGCCGATATGGGGTACTCCTACTGCACCGTCGCCAGGATCCTCGGCATCGCGCCCGACACACTGAAGCGCATCAACGCCAGCTGCGGGGTCGAGTTTCCGCGGCTCAGGATGCCGCCCATGTCGCAGGCGCAGCGCGAGCAGCTATCGCGCATCAAGCTGCAAGGCAAGCGGTGCGACGCCAGGCGCATCACCTACCAGGGTAGAACGCAGCACCTCTCCGCCTGGGCGCGCGAGACCGGCATCAACCTGTCGACGCTGTGGAACCGGCTCACCCGCTACGGCTGGAGCGTGGAGAAGGCGTTCACGCGCCCACTCCATGCCAAGCGGCCGGCGGGGGTGAAGAACGCCGCAGGCCATTCGTGGAGGCGACCATGAACCGCTGGCCATCCCTCCTCATCGTCGCCGGCTCCGCGGTGCTGATGCAGCTGCACGCGATCCAGTTCTGGATCGGCCACGTCGGCGCCGCCGGCGTCGCCTGGTCGCTGATCCTCGAGGCGGTGGCGCTGTGGCTGTGGTGGCAGCGCCGGCGCGCTCTGGCGGTGCTGGCCTCGGCCCTGCTCATCGCCGGGCCGTTCCACCAGCTCTCTGCGCCGACGGTGGAGGCGCTGCGCACCGCGCAGGCCTCCGCCGCCCTGTTGGTCATGGAACGGGCCGAGGTGGCGCAGCTGGAGGCATCGCTGGGGCGCTACCAGGCCAATAGCGCCGAACGCCTCGGCTGGGCGGAGCGCATCGACCGCGCCCAGTCCGCCCTGGACGCCGCCCGCGAGCGGATGCGCCATCGGCTGGCTGCGCAGGCCGCCGGCGCCGACTGGCGCGAGCTCGGCGTGATCGGCCTGCAGGCGCTGGCCCTGCTGGTGGTGATGGTGACCCAGGTGCTGGCAGTGGGGCAGCTGCGTCCGGCCGGTACCGCCGCCCAGCAACCATCGCCTCGGCCGGCGATTACGATGCCGTCAAAAATATCGAGACCCACCAACACAGTCCAGGACGCACCAACACCAGCCGGACCACTCTCCTGGCCGATGTCGAGTCACTACTGCCCTAAACACACCACCGGCGCAGGGCCCTGTTACTGCAGCGGCTCCATCAACCACACGGCGGCCACCTCAGCCGAAACGCTGGCGCAGCGGGTCGCCGCCGCCATCGAGGAGGACACCGAAACCCGAAACGAAACCCAGCGGGCGGCGGCGCAGCGCCTCGGCGTTCGGCCTGCTGATATTTCGATGATTAGAAACCACGCGGCGCGCCGTAACGACGGCAAAGAGACCGTCTCCCACGCGGTGCTGCATCGCCTGGCCAACCATTACAACATTGAACAAGGAAGCCGTAACGCATGATCGAAATGTCGCAAGATGTTGCCGATGAGCTCGTCCATCGGCTGACGAAGGATTACGGGTTCAAGGAAGAGCACAGCAGCGGCGGCACCTGGCTGCGCAAGGGGGAATGCCCGGACTGCGGCAAAAAGGAGCTCTACGCCAAGAAGGACGCCCCCTGGGTGATCCGCTGCGGCAGGCTCAGCAAGTGTGCCTACGAGGAGCGCACCAAGTACCTCTACCCGGATGCCTTTAAGCAGTTAAACCGCAAGTACCCGGCCACTCAGGAGGACCCGGAGGCCACCGCCAGGGCCTACCTGCGGATCTCCCGCGGCTTCGACCTGGAGCGCATCTCCGGCTGGTATACCCAGGGGAGCTACTACCACCCCCACGCCGACCGCGGCACCGCGACGGTGCGCTTTGTCTACGGGCCGGCGGAGCTGGGCATGTACATGGAGCGCTTCATCGAGGAGGTGACCATCACCGACACGGTGACCGGCGAGAGGAGCAAGCGCCGCGCCCGCTTCCATGGCGACTACAAGGGATACTGGTGGCAGCCGCCAGGGCTGGTCATCGAGGACGGCGACGAGGTGATGATTGCAGAGGGCTGCATCAAGGCCATCGCGCTCAACCTGAATGGGGTCAAGGCGGTGGCCAACCTCAGCGCCTACAACTACCCGGACAAGTCGCTGGAGGAGCACAAGGGCAAGGACGTCGCCTGGACCTGGGCCATGGACAACGACGCCGCCGGCCGCAGCGCCACCCGCAAGTTCGTGCGTCGCATGCGCGAGGAGGGCTTTGCCCGGGTCAGCGCAGCCCAGGTGCCGCTCAACATGGGCAAGGTTGACTGGGACGACCTGCACCTGGCCAACAAGCTCACGGCCAAGGACCTGGAGGACTACCGCTACTACGGCGAGCTGCTCATCGCCGAGAGCGCCGCCGACAAGGCGATCCTCATGTACAAGCGCACCGAGCGCCAGACCTTCCACTTCGAGTTCAACAACCGCATGTACTGGTTCGATCTCGACCTAAAGGCCTACGACCGCGCCATGCGCGCCCTGGACGAGTCCAGCGCAGAGGCAGACGAGTACCTCGAGGACGACGTGCGCCGCAGCAAGGCCCTGTTCGAGAGCAAGTCGATCACCGAGATCGCCAACTGCTCATTCCGCGCCCTGTACTTCCAGCGGAACAGGGTTACCGACGAGAGCTGGTACTACTACCGGATCTCCTTCCCCCACTCCGGCAAGCCGGTAAAGGGCACCTTCACCGGGGGCCAGGTGTCCTCGGCCTCCGAATTCAAAAAGCGCCTGATCGGCGTGGCCTCCGGCGCCGTGTTCACAGGCGGCGCCAACCAGCTCGACCGCATCAACAAGGACCAGCTCTACAACCTCAAGGTGGTGGAGACGGTCGACTTTGTCGGCTACAGCAAGGACCACCACGCCTACGTGTACAACCAGATCGCGGTCAAGGACAACAAGATCTTCGAGCTAAACGACGAGGACTTCTTCGACCTGGGCAAACTCAGCATCAAGACCCTGAACCAGAGCGTGGCGCTGCACATCGGCACCGAGCGCGAGAAGTTCCGCACCGACTGGGTGGGGATGATCCACCAGTGCTTCGGTACCAAGGGAATCGTCTCCCTCGCCTGGTGGCTAGGCGCCCTGTTCGCCGAGCAGATCCGCGAGCAGCACAAGAGCTACCCATTCATCGAGATCATCGGCGAGCCAGGGGCCGGTAAGTCCACGCTGATCGAGTTCATGTGGAAACTTTTAGGGCGCAGGGATTACGAGGGTTTCGACCCGTCGAAATCGTCACTGGCGGCACGGGGTCGAAATTTCGCCCAGGTGTCGAATCTGCCCATCGTGCTCATCGAATCCGACCGAGACGAGGGCACCGCAAAGAGCCGCCGTTTCGATTTCGATGAACTCAAGACCGCCTACAACGGCCGCGCCATCCGCAGCACCGGGGTGAAGAATGCCGGCACCGACACCTACGAGCCGCCGTTTCGAGCGGCGATCTGTATCAGCCAGAACGCCCAGGTGCAGGCATCCCAGGCGGTACACGAGCGACTCCTCCACCTGGCATTCGACCGCTCAGCCCACAACCGCGACACCAAGGCCGCCGCCGAGACGCTCGAGCGCATGCCGATGGAGGAGGTCTCACACTTCCTGCTGCATGCCATCAGCCACGAGAAGCAGGTGCTGGAGATCGTGAAGGACCGGCAGGACAAATACGAGCGGCTGCTCATGAACTGCCCGGAGATCAAGACAGTGCGCATCGCCAAGAACCACGCCCAGATCATGAGCCTGGTCGACGCCCTGGATACGCTGGTGCCGATATCCTCCGACATCATTGCCGACACCCACGACAGGCTCATGGAGTGCGCCATCGAGCGCCAGAAGGCCATAGCCTCCGATCACCCGGTAGTCGAGGAGTTCTGGGAGGCATTCGACTACCTCGACGCCCTCGGCGAACACGGCGGCAAGCTCAACCACTCCAGGGACCCGTCAAAGATCGCGGTCAACCTCAAGGAGTTCGAAGCCCTCGCCGGCCACTGCCGCATCAACGTACCGCAGCAGCAGGAGCTCAAGCGCCACCTCAAGAACTCAAGGAGCCGCAAGTTCCTCAAGAACGACTCGGTTAACAGCCGCATCAAGAGCACGAAGGACAAGCCGGCAACCGCCAGGTGCTGGGTGTTTGAAAACCCGAAAGGAAACGACGATGAGAGGAGCTGACATGACAGAGAAAGCTGAGGATATTATTACAGATGAAGAAATTGAGCGGGTTCACGGCTCAACGCAGATCATCGCAGAGCACGGACTGATTGACGACGAGTACAGGCTGACGCCGAAGGGCAGGATGTACCTGTGGGCGGCGTTTAGCTCAGCGATAAGCGTATAACGCACAAGCTGAAGCGCGCCTAACCGGCGCATAACGAAACCGCGACGCTTTCCGGCGTCGCTTCAAGCGCCGGGTTAGGCGCTGGGAGGTTGAAATGGGGATACCCGAAAATACCGTTGAACAAATGCCAAATGACACACCTCATCCCGCATACGAGGCAGCATATGGGATGATTGAGCAGATCGACATCGACGCAGTATCAGATGTCTGCGGATATTACAGTGCGGGAAAGGGCGGGCGATTGAACGTTTGCACGAACCCTGAAGCCGATGGTGCGTGCGGAGTTCTGGAATGCCCATTCATTGCGCGGGCGCTGACCGATTTGTGGGGCGGCTAACTCCTCTTATCCGACACCCGCTGACGCATAACGCCGCCTTAACCGGAGCGGCCACCTAACCAAAATAGAACCGCATCGCTTACCCGCGTCCGGTTCAAGAGCTTATTAGCCGATAACCGAGGAGAAGACGATGGGATGGAATACTGGATACACGATTTTCGAAGCTACTGTGGTTGGGGTCTACGACCTCGGGAAGCTGGATAAGGAGCTGCTCTCGGTGCTGATGGAACCGTACCGTGACAGCGACATCGACAGCGGCGGAAGCCGCGACCTTGAAGCCAAGGACGGAAAGGACGTGCAGCAGATCGTGATCGAGACCTTGGGGCTTGAGATGCCGCCGAAGCCGGAAGGCGAATACGACGACGATCCCGATTCGTGGGACGGTTACCACGATAAGGTGTACGACCTGATGCGGGCTGTGAAGAAACGCTTCGGCTGGTGCTGACCGGCTAACCAGTGTGATAGATGGATACCGAAAATAGCGTGATATGCGGACTAAGCGTATTCCTACCTGTCGTAGTAAGGCGCGCGATCGCCATCATCGCCGGCGGCCATCACGTCCCATGGATCGCCACCAACCCGGTTAGGGTCGTAGATTGCCACCGCAACAAACTCGGCATCATCCATGGATGGACCGGAATACAGCCATACAAGCGCATCGTGCAGCCCGGCCTTGACCACGCGCAGCGCTTCACTCATCGCGGTGTGGGCGCGCTGATCGCGCGTCACAGCGCGATCAGCATAGAGGTATAGCTTGATGCTGGCGCCGTCTGCATCTCCATAAATCTCGGCCGGCTTCATCGTGATTGCTGTCACCGCCTGAGACATATCGACATCAGTGGCAGGCAGATGACGTTCATTGTGCTCAGGCTCTGCAGAAGAGGTTTGCGCCTCGCCTGAACATCCTGAAAGAATGACCGAAAGCAATCCGATAATGATCATAATACGAACCATCTAAAACCCCTTTAAGTGAGTCCATTACAATGCCAAAAGGTGTAGAAGTCAGAGGTCAGACCCTCCGTGTCTACTTCAACTATGATAACGAAAAATGCCGCGAGCCGCTGGATGTAAAGCCATCTCAGGAAAAC